CGCATGGTTAGGGTTAAGAGATTACACACAGGTAGTGCAGATGTATCAGATTATGGCTTGTTGCATAGTGTTCGACTTCGACCATCCTGCGACTAAACCGATTTTCGATAAGTGGATTGAAGGTGCTTTCAACAATTGCTTTCATCATAACGAGAGTAAGAATCCGCACTATGTAAGCAGCAGACATGATCAATCGTTATTATCAGCTATCATGAATATCAATGGTGTAAAGGTGCAGCCGTATGGTGGACTTGCATACAGGGAATTTATGCCAGTGGATCCATTCTTCATTAATTGGGGGGTAAAAGATTAGTTATGGACAACTTAGATAAAATAAAGCACGAACAACAAAGAAAGCAGTTATATCTTGATGTGTTTGTTGAAGTAATAAAAAAGCCAAATATGGATTATAAAGATGCACATTTTGAAGCATCATGGTCAGTGGAATGTTTTGACCAAGCATTTGGTTTTGATAAGTCTAAAAAAGTAAAAGATTAACTTTGTAATATGTCCGAAAAGATAACTTGTTCAGGTTGCATACATCGAAAGCAAGGTAAAGAGAAATCCTTTTGCAATAACCCAAGACAAACGGATGAAAGATTCAAAGATTATATTTATCCACCTATTCATGGATGCGATTTACATGAACCTATACAAACTAAACAAATATGGGCTACACAGGAAAAACAATCGAACTAATAGACCTCATTATTGACAGAGTGCAAACGGTGGTAGATTTAGGAGCGCAGAATGATTACCGCCATCCGACACTACCTGCACCGTACGTTAAAGATACCTACTATGCAAACAAGAACTATGTCGCCATTGACATTAGCGGAGAGAACGGAAGTGAACCGTATGACCTTTCACAACTACATGATTTCGGAGTACAGTATGATCTTTTGGTGGATGCAGGAACCTCCGAACACGTTGGAACAAACGGCAAGCACGACATCAAAGCCATATACAATTGTTGGAAAAATAAACACAACCTTGTTAAAGTCGGGGGATTCATTGTCAGCGAAAACCCAAAGACAGGGAACTGGCCGGGGCATGGATTCAACTACTACACCGAAGCGTTCTATCATATTTTGGCTCAAGTCTGCGGTTATAACCTTATCTCTGTTGGTAGCGTTGCTGCTATGGGGAATTTTGTTGATGGGTGGAATGTTTACGCGGTTCTGCAAAAGAATCAAGAAGAGTTTTGTACGTTAACTGAATTTAAGACCTGTGGTATCCAAACAAATTAGAGCAACGGATGTATTCTTTAAGAACCTTGAAGCATACAAAAGCGATGCCCCTATAATCTGTAACGAGGGCGGCTCACGTAGTAGCAAGAGTTACTCTATAGTGCAACTTCTTATCTCAATCGCAGCCGATAAGAATGCTAAAAACATCCGCATATCGATTGTATCACACTCCCTACCACATATTAAACGTGGTGCATACAGGGACTTCAAAACAATCATGGAGGAATGGCATTTGTGGGATGATAAGAAATTTAGCTACACCGATTTTATCTATCGATTCGATAATGGCAGCTACATCGAACTATTTGGATTAGAAGATGAAGGCAAGGCACGTGGACCCGGTAGGGATATACTATTTGTTAATGAAGCGAACCTAATCCGTAAGGCGTTATTCGACCAACTGGCAATGCGTACAACGGGTAAGATATTCTTAGACTGGAATCCTGCGGACTTCGTGAGTTGGGTGTATGAAGTATCGGATAACCCGATTAACAAACGCATACACTCAACCTATCTTAATAACCTCGGTAACCTTTCGCAGATTCAGATTGATACGATTGAAAGCTACAAACTACTACCGGATGAATTCATGTGGAAAGTTTATGGGCTCGGTCAGCGTGGTGCTGCAAAGGAAATTATCTACACTAAATGGCAGATAACAGATGTACTCCCGGAAGGGGGAGATGTATTCTATGGACTTGACTTTGGATATGTTCACCCACTTGCACTCGTTAAGGTGGTACACTATGAAGGGGCGAACTATGTGCAGGAATTAATCTATAAATCGGGGTTAACACCATCTGAAATAAGCCGGGAGGTGAAAGACCACATATCAGATAGAAAACCCGTGTACTGCGATGCGGCCGAACCAAAATCTATTGAAGAACTTTATCGGGGTGGTATCAATGCACAGGCGGCAAACAAAGAAGTATGGCCGGGAATATTGAAGGTGAAGTCCTACCCATTGTACGTTACATCCGGGAGTAAGAACATCATTCGGGAGTTGCAATCCTACAAGTGGAAGAAGGACAAGAATGATAATGTGATTGATGAACCGGTGAAGGAGAACGATGATGGGTTAGATGCGATGCGCTATGCTATCTTCACCCACTTACATAAGCCGGCATTTCAGGTGGCTGTATGGTAGGCAATTAAATCGTAATTTTGCCAGTAACAAATAAAACATTATGGGTTTATTCGATTTCCTTAAACGCAAGGCAGCACCCGTTAAAACACCTGTTCAAGTATCAATCGAAAGGGGTTTGATAACTTGGGATGGGCAGAATCAGGCAGAAATTGTTAGGGATAGTTATATCGGCAATGACTTGGTATATGCCATTATTACGCTGATTACCCAAAAGGCGAAAGTAGCACCCTGGGGAGTGTATAAGGTGAAGGATAAGGCGAAGGCAAAGCAGTACCAGGCGAAATTAAACTCACCCGTTACCATTGACCTGAAAGAACTGAAGGAGCTGAAAGAACAGGCCTTTGAACTATACGAAGGCGATGCCCGGCTGAATGAGTTGTTGAAATATCCGAATAGTGAAGATTCATGGAGCGACCTTATCGAACAATGGGTAGGGTTTAAGAAGATAACGGGCAATTCCTTCATCTATGCAAAAATGGTGGGCGATGCTTCCGTCAACAAGGGCAAGCCAATGGAGTTGTATGTACTACCTGCGCAGTACATGGCCGTTAAGGTTGACATTGAGCAATTCCCACCAAAGAAGGTTGCCTATCAGTTGTATTATGGGCAGTACATACCATTCAATACGATTGAGATCCTGCATGATAAATACTTCAATCCCGAATGGTCAGCAACTGGTGGGCAGCTGTATGGGTTATCACCTTTACGGGCGGCATCGAAGGTATTGACACGCAGCAATTCAAGTAAGACCGCATCCGTTGCCATGTTCGATAACATGGGGCCGCAGGGGGTACTTTACATGGATGACCTACGCTTCGACCCGTTAAGCGGTGGTCAACAGGCACAGGCATTGAAAACGCAAATATCAATGGCATCCGGCGCCGGCAAGCATGGTAGTGCAGCCGTGAGTGGGTATAAAGTAGGATGGACGCAAATCGGCCTACCTGCCAAAGACCTGCAACTAATCGAATCGGAGAAATGGGATAAAGAAGCACTTTGCTCAATCTATGGTGTACCTCCGGTTCTATTAGGGTCGCAGGATGCCGCCACCTACAACAACATGAGGGAAGCGGAGAAATCGCTTACATTACGGGCCGTACTTCCCGAACTGATTGCCATCCGGGATAACCTTAACCGGAAGATGAAAACTGATTGGGGGTATAAAAACACCGACATATTCGTTGACTTCGACCTAACGGTTTATCAAGAACTCGAAGCGAACAGGGAAGCACAGGCGCAATGGTTGAATACATCATGGTGGTTGACACCGGAGCAGAAATTAAAGGTAATGGGGATAGCACCCGACCCCAATGTGCCGCTTGAAGATTATCAAAAGTTGTATATTCCGCAGGGATTGATGCCAATGGATGATTTCACTAATCTGCCCGATGTACCGCCAACTATACAATAAATACCGGAAGAAGTACAGGGTGCTAATCAAGAAGGAACTTGATAAGCAATGCAAATCTATACTCAATGGCGAACAACCCGATCAAAGCGGACTGAAGCGTATTATAAGCCAACTGCATCAAGGTGCCGGAATGACAATGGCTAAATACAACTATGATAAGATTAGGCGAAAATCAGGTATCAAGGATAACTTGACACCACAACAAAGATGGGCGATAGTGATTAAGTTATTTTTAGATCAGGGATTGACAATGCTGACCGATGGCATCACATCTACTACAAAGGAAACTATTCGCAAAGTATTGATTAAAGGGATGCAGGAGGGATGGAGCATAACGCAAATGATGACCGAATTAGAAAAGTCAGGTATCAATGCGTACCGTGCAGAACTCATTGCCCGTACTGAAACTACAAGGGCCGCAAATCAGGGAGCGTTGTTAGGTGCAGTATCAACAGGTCTGCAAACTGAAAAGGAATGGATAGCGATTACCGATGATCGCACTCGTAGAATCCCCCGTGATAAGTTCGACCATTTGCACATGGATGGAAAGCGTGTGGCAGTAGATGAACCTTTCACCGTACCCGGCATGGGTAGTGTAGAACAGATGGAATATCCAGGCGATAGTCGGGCAAGTGCAGGGAACGTGTGTAATTGCAGATGCACCGTTGGATTTGAAGTTGTAAGGGATGAAAACGATATGCCCGTATCTATACAAGGCAATCTAAAGGGGCCTGCCGGCACCCTGTGGAGTTTATGGAATAATAGTTTATTTTTGCAATTACAAATGTTATTGAATGAAGCAATATAGCGTTAAGGATATAATGAATGGTGTTGAAGATGTTGACAAAGAAAGCCGTAAGGTGAAAGCCGTATGGGCAAGAATGAGCAATGTTGACCTTGACAATGACATTATCAGTCCTGCTGCATTTACTCGCACAATTACTGCAAGAGGGCCGCAAGGTAAAAACCTTATTTGGTCATTGGTTGACCATAAAACTTCGATGAAGTATGCTTTGGGTAAACCTAAAGAATTATACGTTGAAGGCGATGCGCTTATAGCCGTTACCGAAGTTATTGAAACTGAAATGGGTGAGGATATGCTGAAACTTTACGAAGCAGGTCTTATCAATCAGCACTCAATCGGATTTAGTACTATCAAATCGGAGATGGATAATTCGACCGGCATACGCACCATTACAGAACTTATGCTATATGAAGGTAGTGCCGTATTATGGGCGGCAAACCCTGAAACTCCGACAATATCCATCTACAAGGGAATGGAGCCGGAAGTAGTGAAGGAAACGCTAAACGGAAGATTGGAAAAGTTACTCAAAGCGTTTAAGCATGGCACATTTACAGATGACACTTTCTCCCTATTGGAGATTGAAATAAAACAGATACAAACTGCAATATCAGAACTCACCACTCAACCCGTTGCCGCAGCAACACTTGACCCGGAAGATAATAGCGCAGTAGTATTTGATGCACTCAAACAATTAAATAACAGATTTAAAACACTTGTAAAATGACACAAGAACAAATCGCTGCGGAGGTAAAATCAATCGGTGATAACCTTACGCAAGTATTGGCCAATAGTGCCAATGCAAAAACCGATGCTGCTGAAGCCAAATCCGTTGTAGCCGGACTTCAGTCTAAACTCGAATCAGTTGCAACTGCTGCTGAACTTAAAGAGTTCAAAGATGCTATGCAATCTCAATTC